TGGGGGGAGGGACTCCAAGTATTGCTAGTGGTGGTAATGTACAAAAATTAACAATGCAAGGATTTGTAAATAGTGCCATTGCTAGAATGCCTAATATACCCACATATAAGTTTGCAAGTGGCGGTGTAATTACTGCTCCAGTAATGTCATTAATGGGTGAAGGTAAAGATAATGAGGCTGTATTACCTTTAAACCAAAATACATTTGCTAGTCTTGGGCGTAATATTGCGAACACCATAGGCGGGGGACCGGTTATGGTGAATGTAAATAATTACACCAACAGCAAGGTTACAGTTACGGAAGAAACATCAACTGGTGATATAAAAACACAAATTGTAAATATTGTGATTGAAGAAATAGCTAGTAACCGAAATGGAAGCCAAGATATTTTGAAACAATTAATAGGAGGTAGGCGATAATGTATGTGTTTCCTACAGATATTCCGGAGCCGATTATTCCGGCCGCATCGAATTCCGGAAGTACTTATACGGAAGTACTAACAGATAGTACAATCACATCCACTACGGATGCCAACTATAAAATAACACGGCCGAGAACTACAAGGGTGATTGGAAGCTGGACATATACATGGCTAGGACTTAGCGATGAAAACTATGAAAAGTTAAAAGCATTCTGGAAGAAAGTTAGAACATCCGAGGAGTTTGAGTTTAAAAACTATACGGATGGGAAAACATACAGATGTAGATTTGTAGATAAGTTTAGTTTCCGATTAGATTATCCAATTGGATGGTATGGATCATTACAGTTTGAGGAGGTGTAACAAATGCTAAGATGGCCTGCTACGGCAATTATTGAAAAGAATAAATTAGCAAGTGATGCCCCTTTCTTGGTATTGGTTAAAATGGTCCATTCAGAATTAACAGAGCCTATATGCTTGGTTAGAAATACAGAAAGTATTACATGGGATGGGCAAGAATGGCAAGCATATCCTATGAATTTTGACATCAATACAATTGATGGGCAAACAGAACCTAAGTTAAGTTGGACTGTATCTAACTGTGCAGGAACATTGCAACAGTATATACAAAAATTCAAAGGGTTCACGGATGCTGAGGTAACAATATATGTTGTACATGCGAATATGCTAGACAATACAGAGCCGTTACAAGCTTTTGAATTTACTGTTACAACGACTCAATACGATGAGGAGTGGGTAACATTTATACTAGGTGCATCACCGGAAACAGTAGTTAAATTTCCAACCCATATTTATATGGCGCATTATTGTCCATATAGATTTAAGTCGGTTAGATGTGGATATGCAGGAGGTAAAGAGCCATGCAATAATACACTGGAAACATGTAGAATTCCATCACGATTTGGGGGAGAGGAAGGTATGAATGGAAACAATGTTTAATTATGATGATCTAATAGGCATTCCATTTGTAGATGGGGGACGAGATATAACGGGATTAGATTGTTGGGGCCTTGCGTTGGAATTATTTAAACGACAAGGCTATATTATTCATGATTATTCTATATCTTCGGAAGAGGCACATGTAATATCAGATACTATGCAACATGATTTAAATGAGATGTGGCAAAAAATAGAAGAGCCTAAAGTAGGATGCTTGGTGATTATTCGACTGGCAGAAAATGAATGGGCGAACCATTGCGGAATTTATATTGGTGATGGTCATTTTATTCATGCATATTGTCATGAAACAGGTGTAGTAATTGATAGAGTTCGTAAATGGAAGTCAAGAATACTAGGTTTCTATATTCCAACAGAAAGGGCATTATATAATGATTGAAATTGTTGAAATAAAGAATCCGTTTGAACCGAATAAAAAGGAACGAAAAAAGGTAGAGTGTACAGATGGTACACTCTATTCTTATTTAGATCCAACAGATAAAGATGTGTACCTAAATGGAATACTTGTATTAGATCCTGTCAATTGTTTTCCACAAGATGGAAATCAAATTGTAGTAACTCCACATATTGGTAAAAGCATAAAAGGGATACTGGGCATGGTGGCCATGTTAGCATTAGCAGTTTATGCACCTGTATTGGCTGCAAAGTGGCTACCTGCAACAGCTAGTAAATTAGCAATCGGACTAATGACAGGGGCCATTACGATGGTTGGCGGTAAGCTGATAAATAGCATGCTCCGGTTAAATCAGATAGGTAGTACATCAGAAAATTCACAAAGTACATCTTATGGATGGTCATTGCCAAGCGTACAGACATATGAAGGTGGTGTGATTGCAGAAACATATGGTGAATGCATCCCAACACCTCAATTATTAATGTGTCATGTAGAAACCACAAATACAGATGATCAAGATAAAAATGTTCAATATTTAAATCTTTTGTATTGTGGCGGATGGGGTCCTGTGGATAGTATTAGTAATATTCGTATTGGGACAACTCCTATAGAAAACTTCACAGATGTTCAAATTGAAACAAGGTTAGGCGAAAACAATCAAGAGCCGATATCATTTTTTCCAACTACTGTACTAGATCAATCAATAGGTCTTGAGTGTGCTGAAAATAAACCACTAATCAGAACAACAGATACTAAGAAAGCTAAGAAGTTAGAAGTAACAGTTGAATTCCCTAATGGATTATACAAGGTAAATGATAGCGGCGATTATGATAAGAATACAGCCGAGTTTCAAATCATGTATAGAAAGACAGGCACAACGGAATGGAAAGATTTTGGCGGCGATGATAGTAATCATATTGTTAAATCAAACGGAAGATTATCCAATATAGTTACAAATGTAAAATCCATAGGTAATTCAGCACCGTTAGAGGTATGGACATTAGTAGCAAAAAAGGATAAAGATACTCTAAGTGTAACTGGTAGTATAAGTGGCAAGAAAAAAGAGGCTAGGTATGGTGAACATTATGATAATGGCATAATATCCTTTGACTTAAAGAAACGAGAAATCTTTATGAAAAAAGAGGGAACCATAACCATTACTGTTCAGAAGTCTACGTTTAGCCTTACAAAAGCAACTAGCCAAGCTGTGCGTAGATCATATCAATTTGAAATGCCTGAGGCAGGACAATATGATATTAAGGTTGTAGGTACTAAGTTACCAACGACAACAAGAGCAACAGCTTATATGACATGGTCAACGCTATCAAGCTTTATTATGGATAGTGCATACAGTAGACCAGGTAAGGTGTTAATTGGATTACGCATTAAGGCAACTAACCAACTATCCGGAGGTATTCCAAATGTCAACTGGAGACAAATTAGAAATACAGTACATGTATTTGATTGGGATACAGGAACATATGTTGAAAAAGATGCAAAGAACCCAATTTGGGCTGCATATGATATGTTACATAACTGTAAGCGTTTGTATAACATCAATACAAATGTTGAAGAATATGTAGTTGAAGGTGTACCGGCTAACAATTTCAAACAGTATTGGGATGAATGGAAAAGTGCGGCGGCTTATGCAGATGAAGAAGTATCTATGATTAGTGGAGAAAAAGAACGAAAGTTCAGATTTGATGCGGTCATGGATACGACACAGACAAGATGGGAAGCGGCACAAAAGGCAGCAACATCCGGACGAGCTACAATATTAAGGCATGGGACACAATATGGAATAGTGGTGGATAGACCAAGTAACATTGTACAGGTATTTGGAGAGGGGCAAATAGTAAAGTCATCCTTTAAAGGTGAATACTCATCTAGGGATGATAGGGCTCGTTCAGTAGAAATTACGTACAATGATACAGATAATGACTACAAAAATACTGTATTTATGGTGCGAAGTCCAAACTATGCAAACAATTTAAAGAAGAATGATAATACAGCTAAATTGTCATTGTTTGGTGTAACAAGGCGTTCACAAGCATACAGAGAAGGAATGTATCTAATGGCCACAAATGAGCGACAGTTACAGACTGTTACATTTGGTACAGATATAGGCGGTATGGTGTGTGAATATGGCGATGTTATAGGTATCAATCATGCGGTTCCTCAATTTGGAGATGCTAGCGGTCGTATTATAAAAGCAGAAGGTAATACAGTCGTATTGGATAAATTTGTTGTATTGAAACCAAATAAAAATCATAGCATTATGATTCGGTTAGAAGATGACAGTATTATTACAAAGCAAATCCAAGCAGTAACAGAGGAAACGAATACAGATACAATTACTGTAATTGGTGAATTCTCACAACAAGAATTACCTAAACGATATGATCCATATATGCTCGGTGAAGCAAATAAGGAGGTCAAACCATTTAGGATTACCAAAATTACAAAGAATGGAGATAATCAGGTAACAATAACAGCTACAGAATATGATGCGGCTGTATATGAACTTGATTATAGTCGGTATCCTGTAATTGATTATGCCAAGGTAGAAAAAGAATTATCAGTAAAGGATATCAAGCTAACTAAGATTGTAAATACGTTAAAAGATGGAACTGTACTATGTGATATTAAGGTCGATTGGGTGTTACCAATTAGTAATCAATGTAAACAAGTACAGGTATATTACAAACGTACGAATGAAGAAACATATACTTTACTAAATACATTTAGTGGCAACGAAACATCAGCAGTAATTAGATCAGTACTTACAACACAAAATTATATGGTTCGCATTATATGCTTAAATGATTTAGGAATTGCCGGACCTGGAATAGAAAAAACTATATATATTGCTGGCAAGGAAACAGCACCTGCAGGGGTAAAACAATTCACAGCCACACAGGATGTTGTAAATAGTAGTATTCTACATCTGCAATGGGCGCCTAATCAGGAGCCGGATATATATGGATACCGTTTATATGATGACACAGGGAAAGAACTTGTAAATTATATAGGGTCCACAAATTATACGTTCTTTGCAACAGAAAGCAAGACATATACATTTGGGATTAAAGCAATTAATACGTCTGGGATTGAATCTGAAACTGCTACAAAGGTAAGTATTCTAATCACAATTACAGAGGGAAGTATAGCCGTTCCTGACAAAGTTAATTCAGCAAGTATTGAATTAACAAAAGAGGGCGTACTACTTGAATGGACTCCTATCACAAATACTTATATTGATTTCTATGAAGTCAGAAGTAATAGTAATACAGGTGATTTACAAGGATTGATTGTAAAATCAAATTCTATTAGAGAGATAATACAACTCAAAAATAGAAAAGGAGACTTATTAATTTATGGACACAATCCAGTAAAAGGATATGGGCCGGGATTAAATGTGTCTTATGATTTCCAAAAGCTAGAAGCACCAATAGTAACATCTGTAAACATGGTCAAAGGATTTGCCTTATTAGTATCAAATATGCCTAGTACTGCAAATAGTATTCGGTTTTATATTGTAGGTTCTGCAAAGACAGATATTCTTAATTCTACAGGAAATACGATAACTTACACGGGTGATGCGGATATTTATCGTGTAAAAGCAGCCTTTATTGATGCTATAGGTGAAGGAATTGAATCCAATGAATTATTAGTTACTGTCTCAGCAACAATAGATCCTTCATTATTAGATAAAGAAAGTTTAGGGCTAAAAGAATTTGATAAACGTGTTAATGAGTTAAGTGCAGAATTTAATAAAATATCTGAAGAGTATAGTGTTACAGTTAAAAACCTACGCAAAGACGTAGAAACAAAAATATCTCAACTTGATGACGGCATTGACCTTAAAGTTACAAAAGGTCTTAAAGCATTAGATGGGAATGCTATTCTATCAAGAATAAACCTTTATGAAGGTGGCGTTAAGATTGATGGTAAATTAATTCATATTACTGGTGATACTCTCATAGATGGAAATATCATCACGAATAAGATGCTACAGGCGAATTCAATAACTGCTGATAAATTGAAAGTGGATAGTTTATCTGCTTTATCTGCATATATCGGAGGCACGCTCAGAGGCGGTAAGTTAATTGGCACTGAAATCCAAAACGAATCAGGCACCTTTAAAGTAGATGCACAAGGTAATATTTATGGGGTAAATATTACGGGGTCCCGAATTGATGCCAATAGTGTCTACGCCGAAGGTCAACAGTTAAAGCCCGTGTATGTAAAACGCCTAGATGTCAGCAGTGGCGATAAGATTGAATTACCGGCAGGATATTCGTGGGATAAGACGCTGATTTTCTTGCGATGGATTTCCGGCGCTATGGACAACGATTATTATGCATTCTCCGGGCAAAATATGGGACAAAATGAAGTTGACGCCATCCAACGCATAGCGCAAGAGCGTTTTAAAATCACACTAAACATGAGAGCTGGTTGGGGCATGAATGGGTTTGGCAACGATCTGGTGCAAGATAATGTTAGTGGAGCGAACGAGGATATAGCTAGTAAGAATGGCGGACGATTCATATCGTTCAATCAAGGCCGTCCAGTATATGGTGTCGTGCAGTATTCAAGTGTATCAGGCGAACGTCCACCTGTATTTAGTGTCAGCATAAGTCAAAGTAACAGTTCTCATTATAAGGGAAATCCAACAACGTTATTTGCTTTAGGTGTAACCGAAAAGGGCTATTTCTATTACGGTAAGATGTCAGCTCGCCAAGGCGGTTGGGGCAGTGCAGGGATAACGATAATGTCGTTCTGGTAATGAGGAGGTGCATATATGAAGGAATACGATTTTGACCTACACGTGGGTCAAGACTACGGACTGACCTATATTATCGAAGGCGGTGAGTCCTATGATGGATATACTGCCATCATGAAAGTTAGGCGAAAGCCTGACACAAATGAGGTGTTATCTGTTAATGGGGTGATAGAGAATAACCGTATCACATTCCGTATTAACGGCAATGACACAGTTAGTAAGGTAGATGCTAAAGGCATCCACCAATATGATGCGTTCATTTACAACGATGATCGCAGCATAAAATTAGGTTTTGGCGAAGTTAATATCATTCAAGATATTGCACGTCATTAATGAAAGGGGATTATATCATGACACAAGATTTAAATGTTAATATTACTGGACTTAATTTACCTCCAATTAAATTAGAAGGCGCACCTGGTAAAAGTGCTTATGAAATTTGGCTAGAAGCAGGGAATACAGGAACTCGTGAGGACTTCCTCAATTCTTTGAAAGGCACTAATGGTAGTCCAGGTTTGCCAGGTAAAGATGCAACAGCTGATGGTGCTTATGAAATGTTATTAGGCTTAAATGTGTACTGTGAAAACAGTACACCGAATGAAGTATTAAAAGGGCTTATTCGTGGGTTGGGGGATGTCATTAAAAAGCCGTTCAAAGGACTTGAATTCGACCGCCCTGTTAAAGGTCAAACATATATCAATGTATATGGTACGCCTCACTTTAAGGTAGCTTTACTAGGCAAAGGTGCAGCTGCAGGAGTAAGTATTGGTGATGATGGTCAAGCAAGGATGGATTTAGATAAGCCATTTATGACAGAAGATATCCAAATTGAATATTTTAATATGTTAGGAAGTATCGTAGGTACATATCGTGTATCAGGTTATAACGATGTTAAAACAACTATAGAAAGTTATGAGTTTGCAAACACTTATGACCAACAAAATTACGAGTTTCCAGAGGTTACGACTGTAGGAGCTTATGCATTTGGCAACTCCGCCAAGACAATCAAATTGCCTAAAGCTGTCAGAATTGACAAAACTGCATTTGATAATTGCGCAAATGTAACTGAAATTTATATTCCTAATTTTGTAATGCAACAAGGTAATGAGTTCCAAACAATTAACATGACAGAACTCATTAAATTGGTGATAAATGAGGCGTCCGATGTTGAGGCTTTATCTAAAATGCTATTGAGTGGTGGTAAAATTTATAACCAAAACGGAACCAAGTATTTTGATAAAAAATCTAAAACATGGGTGCAGGCATAATTTAAACGTGGTAAGGGGAACAAATGCAAGAATTAACGAATTTCATGAGTGAGGCATGGCGAACTCTTACAGAGTCTTTTGCCATGAAAGCCTTACTCGCAGTAATAGCAGAGGTCGGCATATATATGCTAGGGCTTAAACACGTGCAAGTATTAGGGATATTCATTATACTGGTGTTTCTTGACCTTATCACGAAATGGGCCTCTATTAGCTATCAGATGTTACTAGATTTAGGGGCTAACCCAGAAAATATAAGCGGCTCCGACAAATATTTAGCTATTCCAGCGGCTTGGGGTAAAGGCTTAATCAGCTCTAAGCATATGCGAAAGCCATTTGTTACAAAAGTGCTCACATACTGCCTAGCAACTGCGGCAGCATGGTGCTTTGATTTCATGGCTGGACAATATGCTTTTGCTGTTAATCTAGTATGGCTATATCTTGGCTCGGTTGAGTTTTTGAGCATACTCGAGAATATGAGAGACGGCGGAAATAGCACCGTAACAGGGTTATTGGATATAGTCCATTCAAAAATTGATATGATTTTAAAAAAATAATTAGTTATTGGCTGCATTCGTAAAGGGTGCAGCCTTTTATATTGGGGGCAAAAACTATGAAAATTGGCGGATATTTCGACGATTACGAATTTGCTTGTCATTGTGAGCGTCATGAGGTTGATGAAAACGGACGCAATAAACTAGATCACATCATAGACAAGCGACTTGTAGATGTATTAGACAAAATTCGTGAACGCTTGGGCGTTCCTATTACAGTAACAAGCGGCTATCGTTGCGAGGCTCATAATGAGGAAGTGGGCGGCGTGTCTAACTCTTACCATACGCAAGGCGTAGCTGCTGACATCACCTATGATGGGGTAGACGTAGATTATCTCGCCCAAATTGCCGAGGAATGCGGCGCAGACGGCATAGGTAAGTACTACTATCAAGATTTCGTTCATGTTGATGTGCGAGGCTATGAGGCTCGCTGGAGTGATTTGGACTAAATAGGGGGTTAGATATGTATGAGAAATGTAAAACATACCTCAAAACGCTTAAATCTAAGGTTACTATGCAGCGCCTTATTGTTGGTTCTATTTGTGTGCTGTTCATCTATGGCATTAGCAGCCTCGCAAGTGGATATTTCACAGCCAGAGCCAACTATCAGCGTGCCATTGAGCGATTGGAACAAACTCAAAGAGCACTTGATGACAGCCGACGCCTCAATCGAGAACTCAACAAAATCATTGGAACGAGTGAACAACTTAACCACGACGCAGGCGAGCGAATTAACCGAATTGAGGGCTATCAACAGCGAGAGAACGCAAGCCTTAACAGAATTGAGGACTATCAACGAGAAACAGGGGCAAGAATTAGCGAAAGCCTCGAGCAAAATAACAGAGCAGGAGAAGAGCTTAAATCAAGCCTCGAACTCATTAGACGAATTGAAAAACGAAATCAAGAATAATAGACGCACAGAGCAACGCCTACGGCGGCAGCGTGATACTTGGGCCGCTGGTGGTGTGATTGGTTTTCTAATTGGCGCAGCTGGCGCTATTCGATGAAATCGAGGTGATCCATACATCTCCTGAGCATGAGCAGGTGGACTCATGGATTAGTGCTAATAATACAAGAGACCTTACTGGGAATATATCCTGGTAAGGTCTTTTTTTTGTTTATAAGTAGTAATTGCAGATAAGATAAAATTATGGTGTAATTAGGGTAATAATAGGAGGTGGGAGTAATGCTGAAAGTATTTAATAAAGACCCACATTTTATGAGGGATGCGGTAAAAGTAGACAACTATGCCGATGCATGGGATATAATATGCTCAATGCAACAGAGGCTAGGGAAAGGCATACTTCTTGTTGGTAGGGAAACATGGGAGGACCTTAGATTGGTCGAGCATTTTCCTGATTTTATTTGGACAGATGATGTAAAGGCAGTATATGTTAATAGTGATAAAACATTAATAATTCCTGCTCCGTCAAAGTATAATCGAGCCAACGTTTTAAAGCTTATCAAATTCTTTAGACTCCACTATTCTATCCGAGAAATATAAATGTGAGCGTGAGCATTTTAAAATCAGATTAAACTTAAAATGTAGAAAACTAGATAATGATATCTATGGTCTGCTGGGTTAGAAGTTAAATTATTAGTTAGAATTTAAAATGGATATCAGTGAAGATATAGTCAACTTTGATAGCCATTTTTTTGAATATATTAATAAAATTAAATGAAGTTCATCAAAAACTCATAAAATACTTTTCATTATATAAATAATTAGGTATAATTAT